TTGTATTTGGATTGCCTGGCGCATTTACACCAACATGTTCAACTCAACAACTGCCTGGCTTTGATGAGAACTTTGAGAAGTTCCAAGAGAAAGGTATTGATGAGATTTACTGTGTATCAGTTAACGATACATTCGTAATGAACTCATGGTTCGAATCATTAGGTATCAAAAATGTTTACCCTCTTCCCGATGGTAACGGTGAGTTCACTCACTTGATTGGTGCAGAATGTTCTAAATCAAATCTTGGTTTCGGATACAGGTCTTGGAGATATGCAGCTGTAGTTAACGATGGAGTAATTGAAAAAATCTTTATCGAAGACGGTTACACTGATAATGCTGAGTCCGACCCTTACGAGGTTTCAACACCCGAAAATGTATTAGAAAATCTTTAAGAAACACCTTGACAGCGTTGTGCTAAATATAGTATAATGGAGTCATGATGAGTGATAATAAATATTTTCAATACAACCTAGAAGACCTTCACCGAAACAGTGAAAGTAAACAGTTTAACTACATTACTTTCTTTGCTGGTGGTGGGGGTTCTTCATGTGGTTACAAACTAGCTGGTGGTGATGTAAAATACATGAATGAATTTCAACAGATTCATGTCGACACCTACCTAGAAAATTTCCCCAATACAGTTCATGAATGTAGAGACATCAAAGAAGTCACTGCAGAAGGAATCATGGAGCTGACTGGACTTAAAAAATACGAATTAGATATCATGGATGGGTCACCACCTTGTCCACCATTTTCTATGGCAGGTTCCAAGAAAGAAGGATGGAACCAAGAGAAGATGGCATATGGTATGAAACAACAGAACATCGAAGACCTTACATGGGAAATGATTAGGATTGCCGAAGGGTTGATGCCTAAAGTTATAGTATGTGAGAACGTGAAGGGTCTCTCGATGGACTATGCAAGAGACCATCTAAACAAGATGGTAAATGATTTTGAAGCACTAGGATACTCAGTGACTTGGAAAGTCATGAAGGGACATCAGCATGGTGTACCTCAGAAGAGAGAAAGAGTATTCATGGTTGGTGTACGTGATGATGTACTCGAAGGTATTGGAATGCCTTGGATGTGTATGTCTTCTGTATTCCCCGACCCAGTAAAAGAATTTGCAACCATAGAAGATGCAATTCATGATTTAGAATTTGACGAAGAGAATATTACAGATGCAGCTTACCTAGAAACTGCAATGTCTGAATCATCAAAAGGTCATTGGGTAAATGGATTCGATGTTCATCCCGATGAGAAGTTTGAAGGTTGTGGCCCATGTAAAGGTCTTGCACCAGTCTTAAAAGAAAGAGACAATCAAGCATACACCTCTATCGGTGACCACATTGTTAAACCGTGGTTCCAAGAGAATATTGCAAACGGACATATTAAACCCGAAGATGAGAAACATTCTTACTACATGTCAAGAATAGTTCCTAAACATCTCGCAGCTCATTCATTGACTGAAGCAGGGTGTCAACCAAAGTTTATGGGTGGTAATCATTTCCACCATGGTGGTACAAGAATCTACACACCTAAAGAGATGGTAAGGTTAATGACTCTACCAAACGATTATAAAATGACTGGAGACTATAACGACAAGGGTGCAAGAATCGGATTGATGGTAGCACCACTATGCCTATACTACCTAGTTGAAAATATCAAAGGACAAATATTAGAACCATGGAATTCACTGCAACAAAAGACTTAGGATTTAAAGAAACATTCAAAAAATGGAATGGTAAGTATCTTACAGGAGATTCTTACGATACTGTTATATCATCTATTGAATACGATGGTGATGTTATTAAAATCTATAAACCTCATGGTACACTCATGGGTGAAACTTTACTTGCGTGTATCGTAAAGAAAGCATACACAGGTGAGACATATCAAACAGTTAAAGACACATTGTTTTCTATAGACGATACGTCTACAATGAGAGCAAATGCAGCCGGGCCTATCGACCACGAAGAGATGAAGGCAAAAGGATTAATCGAAGGTAAAGACTATGTTCTAAGAACTCCAAACAGTTATTACCCACTTAAGAAGAACGGTGAGTTCAATCGTATTGCAGAAGCAAATGAGATACATTCAGTTCTAATCGGGTATAAACGTGGCAGATTCACAGGAATGATTAAGGGCAGTGGATGGATGGATAAGAAATCCAACAAAGAAAAGTTCGAAACCCTATCACAGATTGCAAATGTAAACGAACAAGCATTGAAGACTGCAGTACCCGAGATATGGAGTATGCAGAAAACCTTTGCGGATGAATGTATAGAAGAGAAGTATCACATTGGTGGTTCACCGATGACAGCTTTATCTGCAAACAAGTATTCAACAGGTGGAACAGCAAAGATGTCTGCTCACTTGGATGGTAAAGATTTAGAGTTCGGAATGACAACTATGTGTGTCTTTCGTATTGGAGAATTTGGGGGTGCATACTTATGTTTCCCTAGATATGGTATTGCTATTGAAGCAGATGATGGAGACGTACTGATTGCAGATTCAAATGAATTGCATGGTGTAACACCCATCACTGGTGAAGGAGTAAGGTTATCATGTGTTGCATATTGTGATGAACATGTTGCAACTAAAGGAAGAGCTGGAAAGTCAGAGAATCCTATCGGCCCTCATGCTGGAAAGTATGAAGAGAAAGGTTCACTTGACAGTTTCTTTTAAACCTAAATAATAATGGAGTTACACTTGAAATAAAAAAGAAACCCTTTTTTATGGGTGTCGTTCCAAACTAACGACTATGGAGAATAACTATGTCAAACAATAATCAAATTCTATTCGACGTGAATAGGTCACTCAAAGAGTGCAAACCAAAGTATCCTAAAGGTGTAAACCACACCATTAGAAAATTAATCCAACTTAAAGATATCGTACATTCTGAAAAGAAAGGCGAACTTAATGGAAAGAAAGGTGCATCTTTAAACATTAGAGTCTACAACCATTTAAGAGCAAACGTTCTTAAGTTAGTAGATTCATTTCAAAACCTAGGTTGGGTCTATGCAGAACCACCATTGGTAGTCGAACTTGGTGAAGATGGTAGGTACTATCTGAAAGCAGGTTTCAATAGACTAGAAGCACTTACAGAACTTGAGCAAACGATGGTCTTAGTAGATGTTGTAACTTTTGATACACCAGCTAATGAAATCATGTTTATGATTCAATCCAATGAATGTCATTTGCCATCACAGGATAATGATGACAAAGACTATGTTAAAGCTTTAAAGAAACTTGTAGCCCAAGGTTCTTGTACAAGAGATAACACCTCTTATCTGAAGGATAGATTAAAAGATATGACCCCAACAAAGTCACCAGCACAAAGGACTGCAATCTTTAATAAATTTAGGTCAAGTCTTTCTGCATTTGAAAATGTGGTAGATGTAGACGCTAAAGTTGCAAACGATATTCTTGATGAGAACGGATTCCCATCGAAAGGGTTTGTTCTTGACTTACAGCAGATAGGTTTTGCAAGACCAAATGGGGACTTTGGAACTAAAATAAAACAGATGATAGATTTGTATGATACGTACTTAGTACCAGTTCAAATCTATGGTTACATTTTAAATGTAGACCCTTCAAAAATTGCAGACCAAAGAAGTAACTGGATGGATTCTTTTGACAGAACTATGTTGTGGGTAACCCAGCATCTTAATAAAAAGTATCATCACATCTTTGAATTCAGAGGATTCATAGGTCAGATTACTACAGCAGACCCTCTTAATGATGGTCTTCCACTGGAAGATGTGGTAGTCAACTTGGACGGTAGTCCAGTATGATTATCATGGTTGGTGGAGTTCCATGTTCGGGAAAGTCAACTCTCATGAGAAGACTTATCTCTAGGCTAGATGAACCCAACCTAATTGAACCGATGAAACTATTTAAGTGCCAAGAACATGGTGACGTATTAGTAGTCGGTCAATATCCCGAGGGAGAGACATTCGGTGGAACTGATAAGCTCTCTCACGGTTCTATACCACAATTTAGAGAATTTATAGAGTGGGCAAACATTGCCTACAAACATGTTCTAATAGAAGGTGATAGATACTTTAGAGGAGTAGACATAGAATGGTTGATGCAAAATCATGAAGCATTAG